CAAATCGGTCAAATCGGTGGTAGCCCAGTGTTGGTCTCTGCAGAATTCGCTACCCCAGGTACTGGTGTTGCTGGCGCTATCTGCTTGAACCCAGGCAACTTTATCGTTGGTAACCAGCGCGGTCTCCGCATTGATACCCAAGAATTGGTTGAAACACAGCGTCGCGTTATGGTGGCTAGCCTCCGTACCGGCATGACACGTGTTACTACTAACTTAGGTAACGCTGTTACAGCACACAAGTACACAGCAACCTGATCTGCTAGTGTAATTGTTTAACAAGACCCTTCGGGGTCTTGTTTTATAAGGGTATTATGTGCCTTTATAAAACAAGCGAGGTATTTATGGCAACAAATTTAGTAACAAAAGCAGAATACAAAGCTTACTTAGGAATTACAAGTGTAAACTCTGATACAGAAATCGACTTCTTAATACCAAAAGTCAGCGACTTAGTAAAAACATATTGCCGTCGTACCTTCATTGATTTTTACGACGAGGCCAAAACAGAAGTATTTGATGGTGGCTTTAAACAAATCATCTTAAAAGAAACTCCTGTAGTTACCGTTAACTCAGTAGCTTATAGCGCAGACTATGGTAAGACTTATACTAACTTAGTAAAATTTACAGATTACGTAGTACGTGACGATTACGTACTTAGTTTAAACCCAAACGGGTTTACTCAACAAATTAATGGTTATAAAGTAACTTATTTTGCAGGCTACGAAACAGTACCAGCAGACTTAAAATTAGCAGTCCTAGACTTAGTAGAGTATTACTCAAAAAATAATGGTGCTGTACATAGTACTCGCGACATTACTCCTAATACTACACAAATCAGTTATGTTGCTTCAAGCAATTTTCCAGCATCGATCAAACGTGTGTTAGATCAGTACATGGCGGATTTCACCTAATGCCTAATCGTAGAGTAAGTCTTAAAGATCTAATTAATGACCTTGATCCTGTTATACGAAATACTCTATCAGAAGATCTTCGTGAATCGTTAAATAAGCGACCACACGTACTAGATATTAGTTATCGTGCTCTACGAATTAATAACCAAAATCAGTATAGTGAAGAACACTTCAAAGAAATTTACGATACGGTTATCAAAGTAGTTAATGAAAAAGCAGCACGTAAATACGGCTCTATAGAAGAAATCCCTAGAAATTACTTTATGGGATCGCAAGGTTACTTGGTTTACATTGACGGTGGGCCAAACCAACGGTTACTAATGGCAAAGTCTTTTAAAGCTATTCGTACTTTTATTAGTGATAATATAACAAGCGATCCAAGGCTACAGGATACTATTTTTGGCCAACGTATTAAAAGTCAAAAACCTGTGCTAAATAGAGCAAAAAAGCCTACCGGTGATATAGAAACAGAATATGCTTCTAACCTAGAGCTGGGACACATTGCTACTAGCGGAACCGGTGAAGAGTACCTGACCAGCCCATTAGCGCAAAAACTGTTAGGTTTAATGGATTACGGTGAGCTTAACGGCAATACCATGTTAACAAGGTATGCTGAAGAAGCCTTAAATAAAGTATATAGTATTCAAGCAGATGCAGAGTATACGTTTAAAAATACTACTCCTGAGGTACTGCAAGGAGTTGAAAAAACTTTTGGTAAATTATTTGTAGTTGTTACATTACATACATTTGATGTAAACCAAGCGTTTTCAAACGAAGAAGCAAAAATATTCCAAGAGCTACAAAGAAAAATAGCTATGTTAGCTAGCAAGCCTTTGGTAGCTAATTACATGAAAGACATGATGTCTTCTAATACTATGTTAGAAGACATTGAAGAAGCAATTGTCAGCATCTTAAAAACTGGCAAATCAAATCTTAAAAAGCATACCGCTAAAAAGGGTGCTACGCCTAAAAAGCAATTAAGTAAAAAACAAAACCTACCTGGAAAAGAAAAAATTACAGGTAAAACTAAAGCGCCAAAACAAACCGCCCAAAGCTCAGTAAACTTAATAAGTCTTCAAAACTTACTAAACTCTCAGTTGCAAGACGTTATAAGCGCTAACATGGGTGATGGCTCTAGTAAAAGTTTACTAAATTATAGAACTGGTAGATTTGCTAGTACTGCAGAAGTAAAGCGTTTATCCATAAGCAGAGAAGGTATGATAACTGCCTTTTATGACTATATGAAAAACCCTTATGCAACATTTAGTACTGGTGGCAATCAAGAGTACCCAAGGTCTAGAGATCCTAAATTACTAATCTCCAAATCAATCAGACAAATTGCCGCTGAAGTAGTTAACAATAGATTAAGGGCGGTACTAGTATGAGCAGACGAATTAGTATTGTAAAAGCACTAGCAGAAAAATTAAAGACTATAGACGGAACTGGACCATATACTACAAATTTATATGATAATAGTTACGCAAAGCTAAAGTTTTGGGATGAAATTCAGGACTTTCCAGCTGTGTACATGAGCCCAGGTACTGAAATGAGAGAATACCTTCCAGGTGATTTTACCTGGGGTTATATCAATATTAGTATCAAAGCTTACGTTAGGGATCAAGACGATCCACAATCTAAACTAGAAGAACTACTTCATGACTTAGAGACTTGCATCGATGCAAATCGTGTTTTAGTTTATGACCAAGATAGTAATCTGGAAACTACTGAAATTTTAGTTCAGAGTATTATGACCGACGAAGGGCTATTAGTACCTTATGGTGTTGGTGAGATAAATATACAGGTGCGTTACGCACTATCCTAACGTTATATGGCACCAAAACAGATAAATGTCTTGTAGGTGTGCCTTACGTTAAAACTTAAAAAAAGGAATAACTATGGCAGTTAATTTAATTCGTAATAGTAGAGTCTTCTTTACTACAAACGTCGATAGTCAAGGTCGAATCCGTGCTGGCGCTTACAAAGATGAAGCACAACCGTTTTCAACTTCTAACACATGGGAAATTCAAGTTCTCGAAGGCATGACTTTTAGTCAAAACACTACAGTTGATACTGTTACATTGAACGAAGCTGGTGCTGCACCTGCCCGTGGTCAGCGTAGTTTTAACACTGCTCTTGAGCCTTTGGATTTTACATTCTCAACATACTTGCGTCCTTACTTAGATACTAGCACAATTACTTGTGAAGAAAAAGTACTGTGGAACGCTTTTGGTGGAGCAATCCCCGTTGGTACCACAAACGCTGCTTGGAGCAACGGTACAAGTCCTACCCCCGGTACTTTTACTGTAACTAACTCTAACAAACACCAGTTACAGGCTTTTGGTCTTATTGTTGTGTTTGACGACTTAGCTTATGCACTTGATAATTGCGCTTTAGATACCGCTACAATCGATTTCGGTATTGATGCTATTGCCGCTATTCAGTGGGCTGGAAAAGGTAGCTTGATCCGTCAAATCGCTTTAGTTGCTAGCGCTCCTACTGCTAACGTAGTTACCTTTACTGGTGCTGACGTTGGTGCTACAGGTGCTGAAGAAGCTAATGGTAAAAACACAGCTGCTAAGTTTATTACTAATAAGCTTACTGTGTTGCAGGTCAACAACGACATTAACGACTTTACCGGCACTGATTTTAGCGTACCAATTACTGGTGGCTCAATTACTATGAGTAATAACTTAACGTATTTAACACCAGCTAACTTAGGTGTTGTTAACTTACCTATTACTTACTTTACTGGTACTCGTAGTATTACTGGTACTTTAACTGCCTATTTGCGTAGTGGTACTAACAACACAGGTGGTTTATTAAGCGGATTATTGGCTAGCGCTGCTACCGAAATTAATCCTAGCTATGCTATTAACATCCAAATGGGTGGTACTAGCGGTACACACGTTGACGTAGGAATTCCAGCAGCTATGTTGCAGATCCCAACAGTTAACACAGAACAAGTTATTAGTACTACATTGACTTTTACTGGACAAGGTTATTCAGGCACAGCGTTTGATATTGACCAGGCCAACGAAGTTACTGTTAAGTATTACGCAACAGCTTAAGCTGTAACTTTAACAGCAGGTGCTGGGTTGATCTCCAGCACCTATTTTTAGAATCTAGAAAAATAATATCAAGGAAACTCATGGCACAAGAAATTAGCCTGAAATCATTACTAGTACCCAGTAAAACAATCGAAGTCGACTATCCAGGATTCTCTGGATTTAAACTGCAGATTAACTACATTAGTCGCGATAACCTAATCAATTTACGTAAAAAATCTACTAAAACTACTTTTAAAGGTCGTCAGACTCAAGAAGATTTTAATGAAGATTTGTTCTTGGAACTTTACGTTGACGCAGCTATTCGTGGCTGGTCCGGTTTAAAGTTCAAGTATGTTGACTTGTTAGCGCCGGTAGATGTCAGTAAATTTGATCCAGAAGACGAACTTGGTTACTCAAAAGAGAACGCCTTAATGCTTATTAAGAATTCTACTGATTTTGATAGCTTTGTTAGCGAGCGAGTAAATGACCTGGGAAACTTTGCGACGAGCAATTAACTGAAGTAAAACAACAGTTAGTTAGCTATATGCAAAACGGTACTGTAGCCATGACCAAAGATCAATACTTTGATATGTGTGAACAGCTTGGCTCAGAGCCCGTTGAAAGTGAAATACCAGTAGAATTTGATGATTTTGCTATGGAGGTTCAGCTTGCACTTAGTATTTACAGAATGCTAAGAGATGAGTGGGAATACATGAACGGAACCTATTTAGGCAAAAACTTAAATGGGATCTTTGAACTTTTTGATGTATACGAAGTACATCCTAAAGATAAAAAGTTCTACCTTGAATTAATTCACATGATTGATTCTACCAGAATCAATGAGATTAGAAACTCTAAACAAACAGAAAAACCCGCTACGTAAAACCTAGCGGGTTTTTTATTGGTAAAAATTTTTTGGTTTGACAAAAGAGTCCTATAGTGTTATAATGATACCAAACAATTAATTAATTGTTACTTAACAGCCTGGGAGAGTCTATGGCAGGGAATACAGTAGTAGTTAACGTTGAAATGAATGACCCAAGTGGGTCAGCAAGAAAACGTACTTCAGAAGTAAAAGATTACAATCAGGAGCTAACAAAAGCTGCTGAACTAAGTCGTAAAGCCGGAGGGGTCCGTTCTGGCTATCGTAGTGCGGGC